ATGATGAAAAAAAGTATTCTGGCGTTTCTGTTACTCACCAGTTCTGCAGCGGCGCTGGCTGCACCGCAGGTGATTACCGTCAGTCGTTTTGAAGTGGGTAAAGACAAATGGGCGTTTAATCGCGAAGAGGTGATGCTGACTTGCCGACCGGGTAATGCTTTGTATGTTATTAATCCGAGTACCCTCGTGCAGTATCCTTTAAACGATATCGCACAAAAGGAAGTTGCCAGTGGGAAGACCAATGCCCAACCCATTTCGGTGATTCAGATTGATGATCCTAACAATCCCGGCGAAAAAATGAGTCTGGCACCGTTTATAGAACGAGCTGAAAAACTCTGTTAATTACCTAAAATAGCCTTTTGATTTCCAATAAAAAAACCGCCTCAGTTCTTTCACCAGAACGGGCGGTTTTTAACATTTCAGCTGATGACCACCACGCTTTTTATTGACCATTTTGCACGCAAACTGGAAAACCTGGCGTCGTCATCTATTCTTAAAGGGCAAGGCAACTAAGCCTGCATTAATGCCAACTTTTAGCGCACGGCTCTCTCCCAAGAGCCATTTCCCTGGACCGAATACAGGAATCGTATTCGGTCTTTTTTTAATTGTATTTAAAATCAATCAGTTGCAAACGTCTCCCCGAAATTCCCCGAAATTTACTCGAATTTCTGTATTCCAGTCTTTTTTGGTTATATCACAACCAAAATACATTTAACAATCCATTTACGTTAAAATCAGAGCAGTAAGTACGTTTTTTCTCTCTCATCAAGGTACATTTTTGTTGTCTTCTCCGATGTGTGGCCAAGTAGACGCTGAGCAAATTCTTCTCCACATGTTTCTTTGTACAATCGTCCAGCCAGACTTCTGATCTCGTGAAAAGTTGGTGGGTTTTCACTGAACTGGATACCTGTTAATTTTCTGGCTGCGACAAATTTTTTTGTCAGGCCATCCGGGTGAATGCTGCCGTCAGGGCTGTTTTTTCTAATCCCGGCACTGATTAGATAATCTCCCCGGCTTACCAGGCGGCACTGTTCAACTACTGTACCAAGCCGTAGACCAGCGACAGGAAGGCTGAGTGACAGGGGGATAGCAATCATCATTCCTGTCTTAATTTGCCTGATGTGGAGACGATCATCATAAATATCACTAAACCGCATATTCGTTATGTCTTCGCGACGTTGTCCTGTTACAAGGGCTAAATCCATAGCTAATGGGAACCATGCCGGAAGTTGATCTGCTGCCTCCCTGATGCAGTTGTATGTCTTTAGTTTCAGTCGTTCTCTTGTAACTACTATTTTCGGTGCTCTTGTTGGCGTTACTGGATTTTGAGATATACGTCCTTCAACAATGGCCTCACGAAACATATCAGACAACACAGAACGCATTGATCCTGCCATTGTGTTTTTCCCTCCTTCAATCCACAAATCAAGAAACTCGGCAATATGGCGAGTGGTTATTTCTGTCAGTAAAATCTCTCCCAATTTTTCTTTTATTGTCTCCAGTTGATTTACCCGAATTTTATAAGTATTTCTGGACACTTTTCTCCTTATAAGAATCGTTTTGTAACGTTCAATCCAGTCTGCCATAGTAAATGAGTCGAACCCTTTAAGCTTTTCAATTAAGGCAGCAGGAGAGTAGTTTTTGTATATATAATGATTTGCTTCAATTGCCTGCGCTACTGCATCTCTTCTTGAAATTTTACCTAGTGTAAATTCTTCTTTCGTCAGAGGGTTGCGCCAGTAATATGCTTTGTCCCTCCTTCGATATGTTAAGTTTTTAGGCAAATTGGGATCGTATTTTTTCCGCTGCATGTTTTAACTTCTCCAGTAACGGACTGTCTCTCCCTTGTCGCCCATTAGGCTGATGGTGTGTTATATCGGTATCAACCTTATTTGGGTTGATATAGAAAGCCTCCGGAACCACCCTGTAACTCCTCCCGTGTAGTTCAGGTGCAGGATAAATGTTTCCATTCCTTGCCCATCGTCTCAGCGTTGATATTGATGGTGGGTTATCCGGATATCTGAGTTTTCCCCACGTTTTGAGTGTCACAAGATTCATTGCCATACCTCTTACGATATGACCGCCAGTAAATATACAGAATACTGGCGGATGTGGTTGATTTTTAATAATCAGCTATGAAGTTCTAATTTGTATATAATGCAACTCACGAGGACAGAAGTTTCTCGCAATTAAAATTTATCAGCTTTACTTTCTGCTCTCTGGAAACGCCTGCTTCTTTTTTCCCTGAGAGCATTTTTTCGCATTCTGATTTCGTTAATTTAGATTTTGAATATCTTGTCCAGTTAGTAGGAGTGCCACCTTCCTTTTCAATAGTGGTAGTAATTTTATACATGAACACCTCCATTATTATTTCCAGTAGTTCGTTTATTCCATCTTTCGAGTGCTTCTTTTTCACTTCCACTATAGCCGGTTCGGGATTCGCATCCGTTACACTTTGCGCGGTAATATCCTGAAATGGCTTTCACCGTTACTGATGGACAACCACAAAACGGACATGGTTTGACTTTTTCATACCGCATTGTCTTTTCTCTCATAAAATAAAGTTTTGTTATGGCGGTGAGGCTACACCGCCATAGTAAATATCAGGAGCCGATATATTCTGGTTTCATATCTGTCAGTGTCGTTTTATACGCCTCATATAATTCTCCCAGATGTGGTCGTGCAGCATTCAGCGTATTTTCCAGAGCAATAAATTTTTGTTCTGCTTCTGGATCACCTGATGAAGGCAGGTCATTTATCATCGTCTCAATACGGGCAATAGCATTGAGACGGTGATGACGCTGAACCACTTTTCCTTTAAGTTCTGTGTAGAGAGCGCCAAGTGTATTTTTATGATCTTCCACTTCCTGGCGAAGTGATGTTGTTTCTCCGGTGCTTTGTGCCTGCTCAATACGTTCACGGAAAGCACTGATCCAGTTTTCCCCGGCATCCTGCTCAATAATTGTTGTTTCACGTTCCGCACGGCAGGCGGATGTATTTTTATGTTCCTGAACCGGATTAATGATTTTTTCCTGTGGTTCGTCCAGTTCGTCCCGGGTGTACACTCCAAGAATCACTTCAGGGCAATAAAGGCGCGCCCAGCGTTTCAGTGCCAGATAGGCAAGCTGCTGGCGAGGATCATCGGCCCATAACGTTGAGTTACGTGTTCTGGCCTGCGCCAGAAGTAACTCCAGTACGCGTGGCTTGCTCTCTCCGCGTAGTGTTGCCTGGACGCGAACTCCGATCCCGTTTTCATCGGCCAGCTTCCAGCCAGGTACACGATATTCTTTCCCCTTGTCGTTCTTCCTAATTTCAAATTTCCCGATAATTTTTTCCCACGGCCCGAACCAGTCATATTCAATACGCCCGGTTAGCGGCCCACGAGTACTGATTACGGCATTAACCAGTTGCGCTTCATATCCGAGCACACCATTCACAACGAAAGTTTTCTGAGCTACTGCGTAAGGGTTCATTTGCCACTGCATCGCCTGCATGGTGATGGCCATGCAGTCTGATGGATTTCCCCGGAGGTGTTCCGGTACAGTAGCCATGCCGGAAGCCATTACCTGGGAAAATGTCTGAATTGCAGCCAGGGACTGAGGGCTGAAAACCGCAACATTAGAGTTAATATTTTCTTGTTGAGTTAATTCGTTCATTGTGTCCTTCCTCAGATGCTCAGTGCTTCAAAACGACGAAGATCAAAGTCGTTTAATTCGTCGGTATAACTTTCGGTAATCGGTGCTGGCCAGTTGTTTGTCTCCAGAGCTTCGTTTATCTGTCGTAGCGTCCGGCGATATTCCTGTCGACCAAGTTCCAGGAGTTCCTGCGAGGCTTCCACGACGGCCACCCAGTGATAGCCAGCATCTTTGTTGACGAAGATCCAGAAAAATTTGTCCAGGTTTGCCACATCGCAATACATTGCTGCGCTGAGGTGATAATCACGCTCAATAATTTCACGGTGCAGGCGATCTTTCAGTCGTTCCTGTCGCACATAACCGAGGCTGACTGACTTCACGTCGGCGCAAATGCTTTCGTATGGCAGCCGGATTTCGATATCAGGACGGACCCTGATTTCCAGCCCGGTTTCTTCATCAAACCCGAAATAGCTGATTTCAGATTTGCGATCCGGGTGGTTGAGTAGCCTTGCTGCATCAGTATTGTTTTGCAGTGCTGCGTGAATATTTTTTGCCTGTTCATACATATCCGGACTGATAAACATTTTCCCGGCGTTTTCTTCTTGCTGGCGTTTTTGCCAGTCCTCCAGTGTCACCAGTTCCGGGCGAATTTTCCGGGCGATTTCGGTTAATTGCTCTTTTGTGCCACTGATGTTGTAAGGCAAAGATTTAGCACGTTCTTTTTTTGCCAGTTCTGGATCTACAGTTTCAATTTGCTCCAGGAGCTGCTCCCGTGTTCCACTGGCTTTCAGCAGAGGAGGGAGGCTTGCGTTGTATTCTTTAATACAGGCTTTCATTGCTGATGCTGTGTGTTTTTCCCCCTCAGGAATACGCCGGAATTCCTCCGGAAGCGAACCGTAAAGGATGCCTGTTTCTTCGGCCCCGGCACTTACCGACAGTGGCTGTATAAGAGTGCTGTTGTAGCTTTCGATCCACTCTTTCATCTGCTCTGGTGTCATCAGTGCTGGCAGACTGGCATTGTGTTTTTTAATGATGGCGATCAGTTCGTTAGAAGTAGTAACCACATATTCAGGAACCGGTACCGGAATGGCATACTCATCAGCGAATTTATCCGTTTCCAGAACATAGCTGTGAATAATCCGCCCACGCAGCAATGCATCACTTTCCTCGCCCAGAATAGTTCCGGCAATGTGCCGTCCGTGGTAATACATCAGGCTGATGCGGGCATCCTTCAGCATTGTGCTGCTTATTCCGTTGGCGGAGTGATAAACCTCGTTCGGGAGGTTTTCATAGCGGCCAGGCTCGAAATATGACGGCCACATGATTTCAGTTACTACAGGTGCTGTCGCTTCACCAGCTTCATCACTGCAATCGCAATGCGGATTGCTGCCAGCGTTCTCCTTGTGCGGATGTTCAGCACCTTCCATTTCCTCCAGACCTTTTTCCTGATATTCATTCTGATTTTCTTCATTAAAGGTTTTCTGATACGTTGCGTCGCCCATCACCGCGCCACAGTCAGGACAGTTGCCGCCGCCAGCCTTACCGCAGGCGGTGCAAACTTTCTCCGTTTCCTGTTGTTGCACTACTGGCTCAGGCTGTTTCGTTTCTGGCTCGTTTTGTTGCGTATTTGGGTCGTTCTGTTCCGTTTCTGGCTGATTCTGATACACAGAGTCGCGGGTCTGGATCCCCTTAACCCATTTCGGATCATTCGGGTCGCTAATCCCTTCAACAAATTCTCCGCGAGAGGCAGCCAGTAATTTGTCTGCATCGACAGGATTTTTGGGCGGAATGTTTTTCCGGGCTTCATGGAGTTCTGCCCGCAGTTTCTGATATTTCGCATCAACAGAATTTACCTGTGACTGAGCATCCAGCGGCTGCGTGTCCTGATGATGTTCAGTTGCATCCGGTTCCACTGTTTCAGCCGTTGCCTGTTCATCTGCCATTGCGCAAGATGGTTGCAGTTTTTCTTCATCATCCTGTTTTTCTTCTTCTGTTACACGCTGCGGCATCGGGGCAGAGGAACGACCGCAGGCAATATCCACGATTTCTGGATCAGGGTTGGCATGATCAGTTTCAGTCAGTACTTTGTTCAGATATTCAGTGACGTGTGCGGGGATAACCTCGATCCCAATTGGTGCTTCTTTTACGGACGCAACCACGATGGCACGGGAATAATCCAGCCCGCCAGGCATGGTGATGAATTTGTCGCGGAAAACAGAAAAGGGCGGTTTATTTTCAGCGATAATTTCCTCGACACGTTTAGCGTGTGCCGGATGAAGGTTATAAATGTCCACGTCCATTGAACGGGCCAGTACGCCAGTGGCTACGTCGCGCGCCAGTGACGTCAGATCGTGAACGAAACCTTCGCCGCGATCGGTGAGGTTCCCGCCGCCAGCATTAGCGCCGGAAGCCGTGCGCGTGATGCGTGAAACACGATTTCCTTTCATCCACTCTTTTGTCAGCAGACCGCGATCGGTGTAGTCTGCGTCCATGTATGCTTCGAAAAAAGCAGTCATCAGCCCCAGGCTTGAATTGCCTGGATTAGGGAAAACTCTGTCAGTATCACGCACCAGTTTGTGGAGATCGCGAATTTCCAGCGGATCGAGCAGGCTGGTTTTGTGGGAAACAGCCAGGGCAGTAACAGCTGGTAGTTCCTCAGCCCGTGCAATGTGTAATGCCTGGAGTTCGTCGCGTGAAACGTGCGTTACCGGTTTTTCGCTGCCGTGTTGAGCAAGCCAGCGAATGGGCAGCTCCTGGCCAGAAATCGGGAGTAGCATATTCTCCTCAATCTCCGTCATGTCTTCGCCATTAACATTGGTGTTGTCAGTGCTGGCTGGTTTGCCCTGCGCAGAGGGTGAGGGCGCGATAAATACCATTGTGATGCCATCTTCCCCGCCTTTTTCGTAACGGTTGCAGAATTCCGTATCAAATACGCCTTCTGGCGGGAGGTCATCAACAACGGGCAAATTGACGCGAACAGGTTTTTTGAAGTCATCTTCATCGTAGCCAGCATCGTCAATCGCAACAGCACCACGGGAGATGGCAATGGATAATTTTTTCGCTTCAGCCCAGTAAAAACCGCCTTTAATACCGAGACGTTTTCTTACTTTGTCATTTTTTGCTTCGTAATACAGTGGGTAAACTTGTTTATCGGTGCTCATTGTTTTTTAACCTCAACTCAGATTAAAATTCGTTTGTTCAGTGAATAATCTTGCCGGATACACACTGTTCATAGCCTGCGTCATACGCAGGCTATTTCTTCAGATTTCACCTTTTAATTTCATTGCAATCAGAGTTGCCAGAAATTCGGCTTTTTTTTCTGCGGGCAGATTCTTTCCGATATGCACTAGGCACATTTTTTTGACGCCTTCGTTAAGTGTTTTAACGTTGCCTGATGGACCGTCGATATCAACCACAGTGAAAGGGGCTTCTTTATTTTCTGTTTTAATCACGTAGCCAATACGCTTTCCTTCCAGGCTGACTTCGTGAACAATGTCATCAGTAGTAACAACAGTGGCTTCATAACTGGTAATCATGTTTTTCTCCTTAATTAAGGTTGAGCGAATCCCTGCCATTGCTGGCATAAATTCAGTTTCGGATAGTCAGTTAATTAAAGTTCGTGTGCCATCTGGTCTTTTTCGGCACAGATTTCACTACAATATTTTTTCATTTCCGTCGTTGGTATAACTCCACGCATGAAATGAAGTGGTCTTGTAATGATTTTGCTTTCTTCAATTTCTTTATTGCAAAGGTGATAAGCACATTTTATTTTCTTAGTCATTACCATGACTCCGCCTTTACAGGTAAACCATCACGACCGAGGAAGACTTTAATCATGCAGTCAGAAATGCATGTTTTTGTAGTCAGGCTACGAATATAAAGTTTTCTCTTTTTAATATTGTTTGCCGAGGCGATATATGTCCGACCTTCATAAAGAACATAATCGCCAGGGGTCACACACTGACGGGCTTTGTTGAATAAATCAGATTTCGGGTAAGTCTCCCCCGTAGCGGGTTGTGTTTTCAGGCAATACGCACGCTT